TCTTTACTGTGGCCACAAACTCCACTCCTTTCATTTATTTCTTCTTTATTTCAGCTAACTTTTTCGCAACACTTTGCCCACTTTTGTTGCATAGCGGACAAGAAGTTGCTTTTGAATGACCGAATCTATCTTTTTCCCAGACAATCATCTGTCCCTTGCATTTTATACATACCATCGCTTTTCCCTCGCTTACTGTATGTGCCATTTGCAATAGCTTTTTCTTTTAATCTACGTTTTTTCTTTTTGATTTTAGATTTAGTTTTACCCATTCACTTTGACCGCCTTTGTCAAATCAAATCCTAAAGCGTTTGGATGTCCTTCTACTTCTTCTGGTTTTACATGGTAAACATCTGTTTCAATATTAAAGCCTCCAACTTCGGCAGCTTTTCTTAACACATGACCATTCCAGCTTTTTCGGTAGCCTGTTTTTTTATTTGCCTTAGGACTTACACAACTTCTTGCACCTTCCGCAATGGCTTCACACGGCAAAACAAATAACGCTTTGTTTTGTTCGTCTAAATACAGTTGAACCCATTCAGGTTTGTTCAATCGTTGAACTACTGGACCACTTAAAGCCAGACCGCTTTTTGAGATCGTTAAACATTCCTCTGCTTTTACTCCAAAATTTCCTGAAATAAGTAACGTTGCTGTATTTAAATTAAATTTCATGTGTTTTGTCTCCTCTACTTTGTTATTTTCTTTTCGCTTAATTATGTTTTCTATGCCGTTTGCCTTTCGCCAGTTTTGAAATGTGGTTGTTCCCAGCCCGAGAGCTTTCTTAATATCGTTTACTTGATAACCTAAGTCTAATAAGTGCTGATATTCTTCTTTCGTCAGCTTGTCAGGCTCTAATTTTGGTAATGGTCGCTTATCGTTTATAAGGTTAGAATTCAGTCGTTTTGATAATCTCTGGACCTCTTCCACGATTTCTGGATTATTCATCCATGATTCATCATCACCAGTCAAAAAAAGAATTCTCTGACGAATGGCTCTTTTTGTTTCTCTGAGTTTGTTTTTCGTCATTCCTTTTCCTCCAAACTCATAATTTCAATTTCTGTTCGTGGTCGCATGCTATACAGCTTTTGGCAAACCATCACAGCAATTTGACCATCGTTTTTATATAAAATACCTTCGGCAGCATCAGTGACTGCTTTGAAATAATTATCCAAGTCAGGTTTCTTATCGCAATATTTCCGCTCTAATTCCACTTCTAAGCGTTTCTGTTTATTACTTAAGGCAGATTTAGGCGGGTGGATGTAAAACGTCACATGAGCGGAAATTGGCCCTTTTTCAATCAACTTTGCTCTTGATTTACGAAGATAATTCTTTACTTGATTTTTGTATTCTTTCATCGCTCGATCTTCGTAGGTTTGAACATAATTTCCACGTCTTGCGAATCTCGGGCGACTTTGTGGCTTTGGTTCAATCGGTAGAACAATTCGCATCTCTTCCACCCCAAACCTTACAAATCGGATTCTTTGACGAATACTCCGTTTACCATTTCCCCTTGCCGATTTTTAATTTCGCTGTATGCTTGATTTAAGCATTCGTATAAATCCATGTTTTTTTGCATAGCAAGAATAATTAACGTCACAACTACATCACCAATACCATCTCTTAGGTCGTTTTCGTTGTTTCTTGCCAATGCAGCACCAACTTCTCCGACTTCCTCAATCACTTTTAGTATTTGCTTTTCAGGCTCTGCTGTATCTAAATGCTTTTCTTTCGCCCATTCTTCCACTAATTTAACTAATTCATCCATCTAAAATTCCTCCCCGAAATCTAATTCACGTTTTAGCTTGCTGTGAATCGATTCTAGCTCTTTTTTGTATTCTTTGACTGTTTGTATTGTTTTACCACTAGAAAGCACATAATCGCGTTCTATTGCGACGAGAGCCTTACTTAAATTGCCATAATAACCAATCAAAGCGAGTGATTCTTTTTGTGTACCGTCTTTATCAATCAAAATGGTTAACTCTCCGTGTTCATTTCGTCTCGCTTTATTTACGATTACTTGCCTATCATCGCTAGTAATTCGATAATCAAGTACTCTCATTTCAATCATGATTTACTCTCCTCCCAACAATTCTTGCATTTGTCTTTCAAATTCAGCTTGCTCTTCTGGTGATAGCTTTTCTTCTTCACCGTTCGCTTGATTCATCCATTCAGGCACCTTTTCTTGCCGAACAGGTTTATTTTGATATTGCTTATTTTGTGTTTTTTTATCTGCTCTTTCTCTCTCGTTATTTAGATAATCAGCATATGTTTTTACACCATTTGCTCGCCAATTTTTCAAAATACCAGCAAAATAGCTATATCTTCGTTCATTATTTCTAGCACAGATATTAACAGCCTCTTTCAATAACTCGAGGTCTCCGTCAAAATCAGCAAGATCATATTGTAAATCAGTGATATTAACAGGAGTAGCAGGACTTACATTCTGTGAATAATAGCGGATTAACTCCGTTAGTTTTTCTTCACCTAACGGTTCTTCAAAGAATGCTTTCTCAACCGACGTTTCAGGTGACAACGGATTGATGCTACTTTCTGTTTCTTTTTTGTTTACTTTACTTTTATTTACTTTACTTTCCTTTTCTTTCCTTTCCTTGCTATTTTTTTCTTTAGCAATCGCATTAGCATTTTTAGCAATGCTATTTTCATCTAATGGCATTGCTATAGCTTTGCTATTTTGTTGCCATCTTTTAGCTGCACCCTTTTTTCCTGCTTCTGATCGCTTTTTTGATTTTGCATCTTTATACTCCATGCGCTTGTTGAATCCTTCGGAGTAAAAACACTCACCATCTTCGGTGAAGGTAAATAACCCAAAATCTTCAACTATAGCCTTTATTTTTGAGGTATCTACACGAAGATCAAAGGCTAACGTATTGTAATCTCTGATACTCATGTAGTTCTTCTCTTCACGGAGTCTTTCTAAAATCATAAAATAGATGCCATATCCTTCTGCGCCATACTTCATTCTTACAGGGATTAATTTATCTGAATTTCTTGCATTGCTATCATGAGGAAAGTAACTATCATTCATGTTTTTTCCTCCATCGTTCGAATTCTTCTAAAGTCTTATCCTTTTTTTGTCTATTGCATTTTCTGCAAGCACAAACTAAATTATCTAATTCATCAGAACCACCTTTAGAAAATGGAATAACATGATCTACTTCAAGTATTCCTCCAATTTTGCCACAATATTTACATGTATAAGCATCTCTTTCAAAAACTTCCTGTGATATTTTTTTCCATTTTTTAGCATTAGTTTGATACATTCGCTTAAACTTAATATTAAAAAATGTTTCATTATCAAATTCCTTTTGAAGTTGTTCAATGTCTTGCCAGCCATAATATTGCATTACAAGGTAACAAAACCTTTTAAAACTACTATAATTAGTTGAATATTTCTCCTCTAACTCTGGATGTTCAGCTAACTTCTTTTCTACAAAAAATTTATCCATCGCATCATACCAATATCGCGGAGCTTTTTTCATAATTAAACATCTCCTTCTTTACTCTAATGGTGGATTTTTAGTATCAAATAAATCTGTTTGATTCAATGGATCTGAATCAGCTTCATTAATTATTTCTGCTGTTTTCATCGTAGTATTTTCTTCTACTTCCGTTTCAGAAATAATATTTCCATCTTCTTGCATTTGTTGAACTTTTTCATCTGAAGTTGTCGCTTCTTGCATTTCGATAGATAAAATTCCCCATTTTGATAACATATTTCTTAATACTGTTTTACGAGCCATCGCATTATAATCTGTAGCCCAGACACCGCTCAATTTTGTTTTTTCTTTGTCTTTGCTATTTGCGATTCGATGAGCTTCAATTTCTTGTTTGGTCCAATAAACAGTTTTCTTGAATCCATTTAATAGTTCAAAATATCCAACATATCCGATTACATCGTCTGATTGTCTACCGTTTGGATCAAATTCAAATTCTTCCGTTAACCTGTTCCAACTCAGTAACTCTCCTTCGTAGACTTCAATAACATTTAATGCTTTATATTTACCTGACCGTTGAGCCAATTGAATATACCCTTTATATCCTAAAATAAATTGGGCTTTCCTCTCCCATTTGCCAGTCTGCTTATTTTTAGTATTAAATGGTACGAGATAGGCATAACCTAGATTTTTATCTAATCCTAAATTTAATGTAGCAGCTGTTAAAGCCCCGCTTAAGATAGACATTGGCTCGCTTTCTGCCAAGTAGCTATCATTAGAAACTAAGGTCATGACATTTGACATAAAAGCATTAGCATTTTCATGAAGAACTTCCTCAAATTTCCGCTTCATAGTAGGAGTATTCATTAATCCTTTTAAACCTAATTGATTCGCAGGAACTTGTTTTTGATTTTGTTGTGATAATTGATTTTTTAAGGTTTCGTTTGTTGCCATTATTATTTTTCCTCCTTCAATTTCAAACCACAAATGGAACAATACTTCCAATTTTTATCTCTTACTTTACTTTTGCATCTTGGGCATACTTTACACATTTACTCAATCTCCTTTTCTATTAATCTTCGTGGCGTAGTAACCATATATATTTCTTCATCTTTTGCAATTTGAGGATATTTTTCAGCAAACTTTTTACTGTTCAATCTTTTAGTAGGTATTTCCTTCCACTCAACAATATGTTTTTTGGTAATACCAATGCTTGCATTTCTTTTTCCCAATTCGCTTTTTATTTCATTTTCAATTTTTCTAATAGCTACATCCAACTCTTTTTTGGTTTTCTTCATTTCATTTTTTTGATCTATCAATTCGTCAAACGAAGCAGGTAAAGTAGTTTGCGTTTCTTCTATGTCGCTATACTTATCCTTTAAAAAATCAGCTGTTGCCTTACTTCCGTCAATAATAGGTTCAACGCCTTTGATTACGTTATTTTCCCAAAAATCAACTAATTGCTCGGTCAGTACATCGATTAATTCCTGATCACGTTCTACTCGTTTCCAAATAAATTTCTGACCACCAATTAAAACTGCAATATAACAATAGTCTTTATTCAAAACATTCATATAATGCTGAACTTGGCAAAGATAACTCAATGGCACTTCGTCTCCTGCCCATTCTTTCGCTAAAAATTGATTTGCAGTTTTGCATTCTAGAATGGCATTTTCTCTAACCACTTCTCTATCAATATTTGCTCTTAAAAAAGGATGGAGCGAATGTTCGAAGACTTGATTTCTACGACGAACTTTTTTTCCTGTTCTTTCTTGGAACTCTTTCGCAACAACTTCTTCTAAAACATTCCCCCAATAGGCTGGCTCGCTTTCTGTATCTTTCAGCTCAACTTGACCTGTTTTCTCTAGCCATAATTGATAAGCTGATTTATATTGATTCAATCCTAAGATTGTTGCAACGTCTGATCCTCCAATTCCTTTACGTCTATCCTCAAGCCATTCTTGATGGCTCATGGATAAAGTAGATTGAATCATCTTTCGTCTTCCTCCTCATCGTATTCCCACGTTGGCTCTAACACTTCTTTTTCTTCGGGTGGCTCTTGTCTTGCCCCTAGCGAATCAAATTCAGGCATTACAACCCCTCCCAAAATAGTTTTATTTTTTCATCTTCCAATTCGATATAATCGACACCTTGTATTTGTAATTGATCTAAAAATGGTTTTGTAGCTCCTTTACTGCTTACCACACAACTTGTATTGCCATAAGATGCAGATGTCCGAACAGATTGGACAATGTTATTCTGTGCGTTTGCTAGCATTAATTCGTAAATGTCGTTACCTAAACCTCTTACTTCAATCATTACAACTCACCTCGTAAAAAATCTTTTAACAATATATCTAGTTTTTCCTCATTATTTTGTTTAGTTGAAGATGATTCTGCACCAATAAGTGCTTCTTTTATTTGTTTACATTGCGGACAATTACAATCATGAGCAAGTGCTTCTTCTTTAAATTTTTCAAATAATTCATTAAATGCAATTGCTTGTTCAGGCAAAGAACCTGCAAGTAAAACACTGGATGGTTCCATTCTTTCTGGATCAACAGTTGCTAAAACAAGAGCAACTTCTCCTTTCTGGCATTCTTTTACAAGTTCCATTAATAAATTTTGAATTTTTTCGTTCATTTTGATATACTCTCCTTAGTTAATAATTTTTGATTTTTTTGTTCAATATTTGCCCTATTCGTTTGCAGACGATTGGGGCTCTTTTTGTACTATGCTTAATCTCTCTGGATAAACACCTTCATCAAATGAAACATATGGATATTCTTCGAGCAATTTTCTAAAGACTTCCGCTTGTGTTTCTCCAATCACATATGTTTCTCTACTAGCTTCACCTACAGCTACATACATTTTTTATCGCCTCCTTTTTTAGAGTATTGATACTTGGCCTCGTCCCAGTTAAAAAACCAATGGATAAAGAAAGGTGCACTTAGCGTTGCTAGTATTGGCATTGAAAAGTGAGTTTTCAGCAATACTCCTAGTACAATCATCAATAAAAATGCGCCTATCAATCGTGCTTCACGTATTGCTTTCATGTTGTTAACCTCCTATGCTTTTGTTGCAATTTTTTCGTCGAAATTGATAAATCTCTTCTTTGTGTTTCCCGTTTAAACAACTCTTCTAGGATTTCCTATTAAAAAAGTAAAAACTTTTCAATATGCGGAAATACCGTTTTGATAAAGTAGAATTTTTGGGTATTTTTGATTATCCCTTTCTAGTGTATAATTGTTTAAAAACGGTGGTGCTTATTTTGAAACTAGATCTATCATTTACAATTACAGCAATCATTGCTCTTTGTGCATTAATTACCCCCTTACTAACTACTCATTTAAACAACTCACATCAACGAAAAATGAAAGAATTAGAATATCATCAACAGAATCAAACCAAAGAATTTTTATATGTTCGTGAAAAAATGGATAATTATCTCAAAGCTGTTGGACAATTTATTGGAAGTGATACAGCCATCAATCAAGCTGCTTTCGAAGAAGCTCATTTTTCTTTATTACCTATCCTTCCATTTGAAATGATTCCGATATTCGAACAATTATATGAAACATTAATTGTTGAGCATAACTTGCAAAAAACCAGAGATGATCTTCATAAAATCATTGTTCCATTTTTAAAATCCATAAAAATGGGACCAGCTCCAAAGACAGAAAACAATTAGAATAGAAAAAGCATAATACTTGTACCAATAATTCTCTGGTTCTATCTCCAGCATCAACATGATGCATACCAATGTAATGAAACATGAAATAATTAATATAGATGGAAAATTCATTATTAGTTAGCCTCGCTTCTTGTTCAGTTGTATAAACCTAAACTCATTTGTCTTACAACTGTTTTTGTTGCTGTGGACGGTTCCCAATCGTTAATATATTCAATTACGGTTTCATAATGTTTTTCTCTTAATTGGGAGCGAGACCCTACACCAGTAATTTGCTTAATGCCTGAATTAATATCCTTGTATAGCTTGCTACGCTGTTCTTTTGTGATTTTTCCAAATCCTTTCGCCACTTCTGCAACTCTCTGATGAACTCGTCGTGATAAATAGCTATAATCACCCGCATCTATTTTTTGATTGTTTTTTAAGTCAGCTACTTCTTTTTCGATTACATCTACACGTTCGTTTGTTTCTTCGTTTGCTGATAAAGCTAGTAAAGCTAATTCTCGCTTTGAGGTTGGTAATTTAGGCTGTTGAATTTCTTTTTCCATTCGATTGAATGCTTCAATGTATTTCAGTTTAAACTTAAGAGCTTTTTGACCAGTGAATCCCATTGCTAGTAACGTGAATCCGTCACGGTTCATAATGATTTGTCTATATTTTTGTTTGTTTTGTGGATGAATATAGCTATCTTCGTAAAATAGGTCTGCGTAATTTTCCGCAACCCCCTCTTTTAAATCATCAATCGCTGCTAAAACATCACGATGATTTTTATTAAACGTTTCTGCGACTTGTAAACTAGTTGTTACTGCTTCTTGGTTTTTCATAATTACTAGATTCTCCATTTTCTTTCCTCCTTTAAATTTCAAAAGTTTCTTTTAGAAATCTTTGTAATTCAGATCGTTCAATCCGAATATCCTGATTACTCCATTGTTGAATTTTTAAACCTTTTGAAATCCAATTATTCAATTTTTCATCGCCAATCTCTAAAATCTTTCTTACTTGCGATTTGTTAGGATATGGCGGTAATTCAATGGTTTTAGTCAATAAATTCAAACGATTTTCAATTTCTTTTAATACTATGAAAGTAATGTTATTTGCTAATTCGTTTTGAACAATTTCATCAGGAATGTTTAGCTGCATAAGTTACACCTCCTGTTTTTCGCTTTCTAGTAATTCATCAATAGAAATATTTAAATAATTAGAAACCTTTTTTAAACTTGATAAATTAGGGTTTTGTTTATCCCATCTATAAATCGCATTTTCTCCTACACCTGATTCTTTTCCAATTTGTTTAATAGTTAAATTTTTCTCTAATGCAATTTTCTTTATATTTGCCACAATAGAAACTGACATAATCACACCTCCAATCTTTTATGATAAAATAGTTGACAAAACTACCAGATATGATACTATAAACACAAAGAAATAAGCATAATAAATCCGCCAAGATTTTATACTATTTTTTATTAGTATTTTTTTGCTCATTTCTTATATCTGAAATCAGTATACTATCTAATTCGGTAGATGTCAACCATTTTTGGTAGACGTTTTTATTTAGTATGCTTTTTTCTCTGAAAGGTGATTATATGAATACTTTAGAAAGAATAAAATTACTTGCTAAACAAAGGGATATTACAATTAAAGAACTTTCTATTAAATTAGGTATAGGGGAAAATTCTTTATATCGTTGGGATAAAACAAGTCCTCAATCAGACAAATTACAAAAAGTTGCAGATTTTTTTGACGTCTCAACCGACTATTTACTTGGTCGTACCGAAAAGAAAAAATATTACGAACTAAATGACAAAGAAAAAAAAGATATAGCTATCCAAGCTGAAGAATTAATTGAGGGACTAACTAACGGTGAAAATCTCAATTTCTATGGTGAACCAGCTACACAAGATCAAAAAGACCGTCTTTTAATTGCTATACGTACTGCAATGGAAATGAATAAAGAAGAAGCAAAGAAAAAATTCACTCGCAAGGATTATAGAAATTGATTTAGCGGGGGGATATGATGAATTATTATGTAGAAGAAACATTTAACAAAATAATTAATTTGTATCATCCGTACAGCGCTTATCAATTAATAAAAGAAGCGAATTGCAAATTACTATATGCTGATTTAGATGATGAAACAGGAGGTTGTACTCAAACCAATAATCGTTGCCATACAATTATTGTAAATGCAAACTGGCCTGAATATTATCAACAGTTTGTGATACTACATGAATTTAGTCACATCAAATTACACAGCGGTTCAAGTACACCTTTTTATAGATCTCTTGGCTTAGATTCTTTTATATCAAAAATGGAATGTGAAGCAAATTCTTTGGCTATGAAGTTGCTCATATATATGCAAGACCAAGATATTTTAGAAAATTTAACTGAATTTCAAATAATGGATTATCTAGGTTTACCTCCTGAACTAAGAAGATATTTGTAATTAGATTTAATAATAAAAAAATATCTTCTATATTCAGACAACAAACCTATCATTTAAAATAACACATAAACACGAATTTAGAGTCGTTGGAAAAGTGGTTTTATAAATTAGAAAAGAACCACCTGACCAATTTGGCTAGGTGGTTTTTATATAAAATATATTTAATGTCAACAAGGAGGATTTTTATGTTAAAAAGTTTTGGGAAAGGTATGTTTGGTTGTTTTGGAGTTTTTGTTGGATTTATTATTTTATGTATTTTAGGTTTTGCTTTTCTAGGTGCTGGGAGCTCTGGAAGTGATTCCACTTCAAATAACGCAAAAACAGAAAGCAATTCAAGAGACAATACACCCCAAGAATACAAATCTGCACTAAACAAAGCTAAATTATATTCTGATACTATGCATATGTCTAAAGCAGGAATTTATGATCAATTAACATCAGAACATGGAGAGAAATTCTCTGCCGAGGCAGCACAATATGCAGTTGATAATTTAAATGCAGATTATAATGAAAATGCCCTTGCAAAAGCAAAAAGTTATCAAGAAGATATGTCTATGTCTCCTGATGCAATAAAAGATCAACTGACATCTGAATATGGAGAAAAATTCACGCAAGAAGAAGCTGACTATGCAATACAACATTTAAATGAGTAAAGAAAAGCCTCCGGGCTTTTCTTAAAAAAATAAAAACGAACGCACGTTCTTGAAAAGAGGTTTTGTAAATGGCAATGATAAAACAATATCAAAAGAAAAATGGTGAAAAAGCATGGTACTTCAAAACATATCTTGGTACCGATCCGCTAACTGGAAAAAAGAAGTATACAACTAAGAGAGGATTTCGCACTCAAAAAGAGGCTAAAATTGCATTAGCAAGGTTAGAAATGGAAATTCAAAAAAATGGCATTCCCTCTTCCACTAATATAACATTCCAAGAAGTAGCATTTATGTGGCTAGAAAATTATAAAAATACCGTAAAAGAAAGTAGCTACTCTCGAACAGAAATAATCTTCAGAAAACACATACTACCTTCATTTGGAAAAATTGAAATATCAAAAATTTCAACTGCTTATTGTCAGAAAATCGTGAATACATGGCATTCCAAAGGTAGTTCAAAACAATATCCCCTTTTTATAAATTATATTAATCAAGTCTTCAAATTTGCTATTAACATAGGAGTTACCAATCAAAACCCAGTGATTAATGTAATAGTTCCTAAAAATCAAGATATTATTACATCAGAAAAGAAAATTAAATTCTATACAAAAGATCAACTTCAAATATTTTTAAAAAGTATTGAACAAAGCGAAAGTACCTACATTACAATAAGAGATTATACATTATTCAGATTATTAGCTTTTAGTGGATGTAGGATAGGAGAGTTGTTAGCTCTTACTTGGGACGATTTAAACATTAAAACTGGTGAACTACAAATCAACAAAACAATTGCTAAATCTGACCATTATTATGTATCAAATACTCCAAAAACAAAGAAATCAAACAGAACACTAATATTAGATGCAAAAACAATAACTATCTTAAAAAAATGGAAATTAGAGCAAAAAAAATATCTTCTTAAACTTGGTTATACACAACCCTCACGTATTTTCACCAATGAAGAAAATGAATTTACAATAAATCAAGCTATTACAGATAGATACAATATTTATCGTAAAAAGGCTAACTTACCAAACATTGGGCTTCACGGATTTAGACACACGCATGCATCTTTATTATATTATGCTGGGGCAGATCATAAAGAAGTTCAGGAACGATTAGGACATGCAAATATAAAAACAACTTTAGATACTTATACACATCTAACAAATGATGGAAAAGAAAAAACTACCGAAAAACTATCGAAATACATCGGCTTTTAACTAGTATGGTCAAAAGTATGGTCAAATATTTTTCAAACCAACAAAAAAAGCCCAAACCTTTGATAAACAAAGGCTTGAGCTATTACACTAGTTAGCTACTGGATAAACTGATACTTTAAGATTTATTTTTTCTAATAATCCCTAACTTTATTCAACGCTTATAAAATAGGCATTTGTATTAAGTTCTATATTCTGATAATTCCTATGTTTTCTTAAAAAGTATGGTCAAAGTATGGTCATTTCATACCTAGACGAATAAAAATAATCTTAATATAATATAGTTAACTACTATCGAGGAGTTGATTTCTATGAAACCAAATTATGTAGGAACAATTCATAAAATTAAGGTATTAACTACTTATCCAGAAATGTTAGTTCGCTTTTCTTTGCAGACTCAAAAAGAGACTATCAACTGCATTATTTCTAAAAAAGAATTGGCGGATGAATTACTCGTGTTACCTGATGGCACAGAACTTGCTGTTTATGGTCACTTAAACAAACGAAAGCAACTTGTAATTGATAAAATGCTTATAAGGAGATGTTTAATAATTCCATAAATGACATTTTTTACAAATAACCGTCTATGTAGTCTAATTAGTAAGAGAAGTATGTTGGGCTAGCCAATATGCCGAGGAGTGTCTGAAATAAAATTCAGGTACTCTTTTGTTTTTTCTACCAAAATGATATTATGTATATATATTATTCGGAGGTTCATTAAAATGGAACTGCTTTTAACAGATGAACAAGCACAACATCTAATCAAGATTTTCAAAACAACTTTGAAGCGCCATGAAATATATTTATCAGAAAATTCGAATGGAATTATTATATTGAAATCATTTGAAGGCAAACATGAATTCACTTTAAAGTATCATTTTTCCCTTAGCAAAAAAACTATACATTTTATGGATAATGATACAAAGCACACTCTTTTTAGAGTTCATCTTAGTAATGGTTTTCATAAAAATGCTGATGGTGAAAAAGTATTTGGAAATCGAATAAACATATTTTCTGAAGAAGAATTTTATGCAAAACGGGCAATGGGTGATTCATTTACACATTATAAATGCTTTCCGCTTCCTTTCGAAAATATTTCTAATACCGATGATTTTTTCGAACTATTTAATAGCGTTTGTCAGTTTGCAAATATTGAAAAACAAGATAATATAATAATAGAATTAGCTAATCAAGAAACTTTATTCTAAAATAGGAGGGGATTATATGGACGCGAAAAAAATAGCAACAAATTATATTGATTGGGTCAAAACAAACTATAATTTTAAAGATATTGATGAAAAAGGTTCCATAGATATCCAAACCCCCTATTTAGATAACTTTGGTGATAACATCTCATTCGTAATAAAAAACAAGGATGGACATCTTGTTATTTCAGATGAAGGTTATACCGCTTGGAACTTGGAAAGTCATGGAATTTATATCTCAAGAAGTAAAACATATAGAAACAATATGCTTAAATCTATTGTAAATTTTGAGAATGCTAGTTTAACTTGTAGTAATGAAATTTTTAAAAAGTTGGATTTAAAAAATCCTGGACAAACAATACATGATATGACCCAAATACTTATAAAAGTCAATGACTTAACTTTCATTCGAAAGTCTGTAGTCTCTGAGCTATTCTTAGAAGAAGTTACAAGTTACTTTAATGATAATCCAAAAGAATTTAAAAAAATACCAAGTTTCTCAATTACCGGTAAATCACAACTTGGCCACAGAATAGATTTTGGATTCATAACAGCTGAAGGAACAAAATTAGTAAAAGTCCATAACTCACTTCGAAGAAACACTATCGAAAGTGCTATTGCTACTTTGGTTGATACTGCTGAATACAGACAAAAATACTATCAAGAAGCTGAAAGCCTTAATTTACTAATTGGTGATCTTGACGTTAGTAAGAGTGCTACATTAAACAACATTGAATCTTTAAAAGAATATAACATTGATGTAATAGATTTTAAAAATAAAAAAGAAGTGAAGGAAAAATTATCCTTTGGATAATTTCCCTCACTTCTTTTTTTATAAACATAACAGGAAAATAGACTTTCAATATAATAGAAGTCTAAGCATGAACACCTTTTATGGACCATACAGGACTCGAACCTGTGACCGAACGGTTATGAGCCGTTTGCTCTAACCAGCTGAGCTAATGGTCCAAGTAAGAACCACCTTATTGGGGATAAAATAGTTCTTACTGGTTATAGCTTGATATATAATAATTTTACTTTACTGATTTTCAATTTTCAACAAAAAAACGACCGTCTTATTGAGAAAAGGCGGTCTGCGTGAAAAAATAAGAGTTTAAATATGTATAAATATTTTACAATATCTGTTTTTTGAGTTCAATATTTTTATGTAAAAAAAGCCGCCTCATTGGGGTAAGGCGACAAGAGGTAGTAATAAAATGAAAAATAAAATTGTTTGGTAAAGACATTTTACCGCTTTCTTTTTTGAATTTCAACAAAAAAATGCACCTATCTTAGGACTTGGAAAAAGATAGGTGCACCCTTCTTTTACTCTCATAAAAGAAGGTCAAATATGGAAATATCAAAAGGTAACTATATTTTAAATCAGATATTTTTTATTTTCAACCGATTTTGCAAAAAATCAATAGCTCAATGTTTGACCAGGATAAATCAAGTTAGGATTTGATAGTCCGTTTAATGCAGCTAAGGCTTGATAAGTAGTACCGAGTTTGGCTGCAATACTAGATAAATTATCGCCGTATTTAACCGTGTAGACATTACTTGTTGCCGATCCATTGACTTTCAAAACTTGACCAGGGTAAATAAGATTTGGATTTGTCAATCCATTTAATGCAGCCAATGTTTGATAGTTTGTTCCGTATTGATAAGCAATGCTTGATAATGTTTCGCCGTATTGTACCACATGAGTCGCTTCTGGTTGTTTATCAGGAACAGTTGCCGCATCTGGCAATAATTCAATATCACCTTTGCTAATCCATGACAAAATGCCTTCTAGCAATACTCTACTTCCAGTTACTTCTTGC